AGGATCTTAATCTCAGATGAGAACACGAACTAGATATACTGTACTACGCCACGTCACGCGTGCTGCTGGTAATGTGCCAAATGTGGCTACCAAATGCAACGGTGATGTTGTAAGCGGAGCTGTGATGACTTATCCAGCTCTGAACGAGGACTCGGCATTCCGTTCTGAACGGATCACCGATTCTCTCGGTAAGGGATCGAGCCATGCTTGTACTCATAGACTCCTTGTCGCTGATATCAACGACGGGGAGTTCACGACCAAGTATGCCTCTACTGTCGGTGGCCAAAACTGTGTTTATTCGTCAAATTATACCAATAGTTGGTATGATAATTCGAATAAACCGATTTATGGCAGCTACGGCGGATGGGATGTGAATAGTAATTCATCCCTACCCTGGGGTTACGTATATGGTACGTCTCCCGATGAACTGTTAATGCAAAACGCATTAATACAGCGAGCACGCGGCCTTAAGGCCGACGTTATGCTCGATCTCATCGAGGGTAATCAGATATGGCCTTCTATCAAGTCGATTACCGCCGCACTGCCAGTTATGGCAGCACGATGGTATCAATTGAGGAAGGTCATTAAGACAGCCAGTGGTGCTTTTCTTGCTTGGAAGTTCGGGGTTTCCCCGTTGCTTTCAGACATGATGGCGATCCACAGGTATATGCCTAAGATTACCGAAGACGTGATACGACACGCCAAAGGCGACAAACAGCGTTTCAGCATTTTAGCTGATCGCCCTATGACAGCCTATGACGGAGCTTACTTCACCGGATCCCAAAACGGATTCGTAGTAAGTAGGTTCACTGGAAAAGGGAGGGTTGTAAAATCTCCCTTAATCAGATACGTACTAGTTGTGAAACCGTCGCAAAAATATCATACGGCTTTCGTTTCGAAAGCCGACTTGTTTATGCGGCGGTTCGCTACTTCACCTGCTAGTCTAGCCTGGGAGTTAGTTCCTTTCTCCTTTGTGCTAGATTGGTTTGTGGACTTGCGAGGCACCTTGCAGGCGCTTGATAAACTGGTA